GGTATAGGTCCAAGTGGACCAGTAACGGTATTTGGCACAACAATAAGACCCGCTACTGGGTATGGAATTATTCAATAATGGAAGACCTTTCAAAATATACACCAACGGAGTTGTTGAAATTAATCAACGACACTAAGGGAGAACATGAGAAACTTAAAGGTAAACTCAAAGAAGATACCTATACTCTGGACGAACTTGAAAAAAGTATGAACGAAAAAATTGAAAGGATGTCAGAACTTGAACAATTATATGTTTTAATAATTGAAGAATTTGAGATGAGAAAAGAAAATGCCACTCCTTAATAAACCATACATACAGACCTCAAATCCATACGAAAGTGTTGAGAGAAAAACACCTTCGATGAAAAGTATTTTCTATGGTGAAGTAATCTCAATTGATGATGAAACGGATGGTGGTCGCATTAAGGTTAATATAATTGCTCTTGATGGTGTAAACGCAGCAAAAGAAGATTTACCAGATTGTTATCCGCTTTTACCAAAATTCTTCCACATCTATCCTCAAGTCGGTGAAATTGTAAGAATTTTTATTCAGGATATGAAATATCCCAAGAAGGGGAGATTCTGGCTTGGCAGTATAATTTCACAACCACAAAAAATAGGATTAGATTCAATATACACTGCACTTTCAACAACAAATGTTGGTGTGTCTAAACCCGAAAAAGCACCGTCAACATATCCGGACGCTATTGGTGTTTATCCAACAAAAGAAGAAGTTGCTGTTGTTGGTCGTGTTAATACCGACATTATTTTAAGAGACAGTCAACTTGAATTTAGAGCCGGAAAGCACGAATTTGACAATACTTTAAAACTAAATGTTAAGAATCCGGCATCAATAACCCTTTCTTTTGAGGGTAAACCGGAAAACGAAAAAGAATATTATAGTAGTACCGTTACGTTGAGTGATAAAATTGGTTTGTTCTCACATGATGGAAACCCAAAATTTAAAGCAGCACGTATTGATAGTGAAGATAGGGTTAAAATGTTTGAAGAAGGTCACCCACTTGGTCGTGGAGACCTTATTGTTGAGATATTTGAAATATTTAGAAGAGCAATGATAGCACATATTCACCCATATGCCGGATTACCTGTTGACAAAAATTCTATTATTAAAGACCTCGAAAAACTTGACTTCGAAGCAATTCTCCAAAAAAACATTGTAATCAACTAAATTTTTAGTATTTTTGCAAGATGAATATTCCTACCGAATTTTTTACAGATTTCAATGATTTAACATATTACGATGAACCACACAAATATATGTTGGATGGTCAAGAATTACTTTCTGTAACAACAATGATTCATGAACATCAAGAACCCTTTGATGAAGAATATTGGTCACAATATAAAGCACAAGAATTTAACCTCACACAAGAAGAGGTGAAAAGGGGATGGCGTTTTATCAACAAAAAGGGTACGATGAAAGGTTCAATTATTCACGACTATGGTGAAAATCTCTTACTCAACAAAGTTTTCACTTATCCTAAAAACGAAATCATAAAAGAATTTGGTTTTGATCCAATCAAAGTAGAATATGAAATTACCAAAAAACATGTAGATAAATTTTGTGCAGACACTAAGGGTAAATTAATTCCGGTTAAAACGGAACTCGTAATGTATGATCGTGAATCTCTCGTTGGTGGAATGGCAGATTTGATTTTTTATAACATAAGAGCCGGAGAATATCAGATTTGGGATTGGAAAACAAACAAAGAATTTACAAAGTCAGAAGATAGAAAACTCTTAAATATGTGTTATATGCTCGATGATTGTCACTGGGAGGTCTATTCACTCCAATTAGAGGCGTATAAGTACATTTTAGAGAAGAATACGGGCATTAAACTGGGTAAGTCATACTTGGTATGGGTTTCACATAATAATCCAACATACGAGATTATAGAGGCTAAAAACAGAAGGTATCAAATCAATCAAATGTTTGAAAATAGAATCGAAAATTTAGCAGCATGAAAGGAATAGAAATAGACTTAAAAAAAATTGAAGAAAGTTTGGGGCAGGAAGTTCAATCCATCAAAGCAGAATATGATGAAGAAAATAACGTATTAAATTTGTATGTTGTCCCTAAGAAGTCTCTCGAATTTATTGATATAAATTTTGTGATAAGTCCCACCGGAACTTCATTTCAATAAAAAAAGCCACCCGAATTGGATGGCTTTAGTTTCAAAAGGATGTATCTTATAGGTTAAGAATACATCTCCAAGGTTGGATTGTTAATGTAATATTTGACAGGTCATCGTTTGCATAATCATTATCACCAAAATCAATTCCGGTAATCATCGCTTGCTCAATATACCACTTTTCAACTTCAATACCCGGTGGGTCTAATGCTTTAAGTAGGATATTTTTCTTATAACCTGCTGCGTAACCCATTCTTCCTGTAAGTGATTCTGCGTGTAAACGCACCCATTCCATTAGTTGTTGTGATGTTGATGGTCCAATAGGATCAATGAATGTAACACTCATTTCGTCCCAAGCAAAGGAGCCAGAAACATAGTTCTTCTGGTTAACAAATGGAATCTCCGTAGAACCGATCTTCATTGATGGTCTTTTAAATTTTGCAATCTGCCATACCTCAATTCCTGTATCTTTTGGAAATTCTGCGAAGAATCTATTAACTCGTTTTGGTTCGTATTCGAAGGGCATCCCCCTTAATAATTCAGCCATATCATTAAATTTTTATATTAGTCTTATTTTCTAATAAATACTCAAGCATTTGAAAATAATACCCATTTAAAATAATTATTGTGGCATCTTACCAGTTCTTTGCCAACGTCTGTATTCATCAGCAGATAAATCTGAAAGAGATTTAGGAATAAAACCTATTTGAGTTTGTATTGTTTCCTCTTCATCAACACTCTCCGGTTCGATAGGTTGCTCCGGCTTTTCGGGTACAACTTCTTCAACTGGTTTTTCAACTTTTTCTAATTCTTCAAGCAATTTTTTACCATCAACTTCGAGTTCAGGATTCACCCATCCAACTTTTGCTTCTTCTTTTTTTGCTTCTTCGGGAATTTCCGGCTTTAATTTAGCACCGCTTCTTCCGGAACCTTGATTTAATACATTTTTTTTCTTTGGTCTTGCCATGATATTATTATTTATTTGTGTTATTATTTTCTATAAATACTTATAAATCAAAAAACCACCCCCACGTGGAACGTAGAGGTGGCTTTACACTTATTTGCCGAACGGGTTTATATTACGCTCCTGCTTCATCAAATGATGCACCAGAAGGAGTAATTGTAAATGTGATACCGATAAATTCAACCGCTCTGGTTGGCTTCAAGAAGATTTCACCAAACAATTCATTTCTGTCACGAGTTTCAGGAGTGTTATTACTATCATCCATTTTAATTCTGAACTCTTGCAATCCTCTTTCTCTCTTAATGTTGTCAAGAATCGGAGTTGATTGTGAAATAAATTGGTCAATTGTTGCTTGATCGTTTTGCTCAAATACAAGTCTTGTTGCAATGTTTGCGATAAGAACTTTAATTTGAAGAAGCAATCTACGAACGTTGATTCTGTCAAGTGCACTTTCTTTAACCTGAAGTGTTTTCTGACCGAAAATCGCTGTTCCTGAATCTGCAAAGTCTGCAAGAGGATTGATTCTACCAGCATAAAGAATATCACGAGCATCGAGAGACAATTTGTATTTAGATTTTCTTGCGTCTGTAACACCACGTGTTAAACCAGCAGGTGCGAACCAAGGGAATTTAGTGTTGTCAGTAAATGCCATTGCTTTTACAACTTCACCTGTTGGTGGAAGATAAACGTTGACATTATTTTCTGTATCCCTTATTTGAATCTGTGGGAAGTATGTTGCTGCATAACTTGAATCAATATCTGCGATATCAAGTAAGTCAACAACCTGATCTGCTGCCACAACATCTGTCTTAGTTTCACCAATTGCTCTATCAATGTCAATAGGTGGTGCATCAGCGATGTAAAGTGTGTCAGTTCTTTCAGTCTCAATCATCTCAACAGTATCCTTTACAAGAATGTTATTATCATACCAGTTAAGATTTGGTGTTGCAAACAAGTTGATAGTTATTTGCTCTGGATTTGCATATGTGTTGATTGCTGTTTCCCATGCTTGGAAGTCATTATGTGGAGTTGCATTTGGTGCTACACCATCATAAGGACCATTTTGACGGAACTCATCAGTATTTGAACGCTCAATTCTGTGAACATCCCAACCATCGAAACCACCAGCAGGGACTAAAGTGAATTTTCTTGATCTTAATTCATAATATGTGTCTGTAGAACTATTAACATCTGTATATGTTTGGAATTTACCTGCACCAACTTCAAATTCTCCAATTAGATAACTTCCGTCATAATATGTGCCAGTTGCACCAGAGTCCATGTGGAAACCCATTGATTTTGTAAACCCACTTGAGGAAGCATTACTTCCATCGTTTCTCCAATTAAGGAAGTTATAAAGATTTTGATCAATACCTGTTCCAACACTATCGGCAGTACTATATGCTAACTCAGAAACACCCAAGAAAACTCTGTTGTATCTTTCGTCATCTTCGTATTTTGTTTTATAAAGAATTTTGGGTGCAACACCTTCGGTAACTAAATCACCAGTTGCTGTTGATGCCCAATTGCTTTCAACAAATCCTTCAAAACCAGCAGGGAATGCATCAATAGGTGCTTCCGGTGCTACTTCAACCATAATGTAACCACTTCGAAGATCATAATCTCCATCTGAAGTTCCAATACGTAAACCAACGTAACTATTTTGACCTTTTCTCATCGTACATCTTGAGAATGTTTCAAGAACTGTTGGATTTGCATCTGTATCATAGAAATCACGAACAACAACGTCAAACTCTAAAGTGTCTGGTTTGATATTCATGATAGAAACTTTAATTTCTTGGTTTGCGTTATTTCCATCAGATAAAGTAATCAACTTGAACAATCTGTCGATGCTACTACCCTTAATCTGTGATACAACCCAAGGAGTTTCTGGTGTTTGGAATTTAACTCCATAATCTTCAAAAACACCACTTGTTGCTGCAATCATTGTAGTATTAACACCATAACCAATTCCATCAGAATCTAAAACATTAATTAAGTCGGGATAAATTGACTCAACCCAAATTTTAGTTGTTTTGTCTTGTGGTGTTCTAC